CACGCGACGCTCCACGAGGCGTTCCACCTCCAGGCCGGTGAAACCGGCGCGGTGGACGCTGCCGCGACGGCCAGGTTCGCTGCCGCGCTGACGCCCGAGGAGCGTCGCGTGCATATCGACGCGACCGCCGATGCCGGCGATCTGGTCAGGGTGTTCAAGCAGCAGTGGTCGGATGATCTGATACTGCGGACGGATAGAGTCGTCGCTTCAGACGATAATCTCTGGGTCGGTTATGATCCCGGCGTCGATCACCCGATGGGCATGCTCGTGGACGCTGTTGGGAGGGACGCTCCGAACACGCTCACCACCGTGAAAGCCTGGATCCGCCGCGGCGGCACGATCGACGACGACATCGCGATGCTCGCGCAGTGGCTGGATGGCCGTGCTGTCGCGGGATTCGTGTACGACACCAACCTGAAGAACAAGGATCGCGGCGGTGGCCCTTCGGTGCTCGAGCAGTTCAAGGACAAGCTGCGCATGCGCGGCGTCACCGTGCATGGCTGGTGGCAGTCACGGAAGAATCACGCGCCGGGCATCAATCTGATGCGCGAGAAGATGATGAAGCGCGAGCTCCGGGTGAATGGCAGTCCGGATTCAGGCGGCATGCTGCTCGTCTCGCAGCTGAAAAAGTACCGCGGTCGCGAGGGAACGCGGTTCACCGGCGAGGGCGGCGTGGTCAAGAAGGATGACGAGCTCGTGGATGCTCTGAGATACGTCCTGATGGCCGGTCCCGTGTGGCGACGGGAGTGGGCGTGCGGGCTGACGGCGACGCGGGCGGGTGAGGATCTGGATTCGGATTTGGAACCGCAGTCAGCGCAGGAGATCGAGCATGCGCGGCAGCTGGCGCTGAGCCGCCGGGCCGGGGAGTTGCGGTCGGGGCGCGGCGCGGCTGGGCGCGTGCGCGGGATGCGCTCGCAGCTGTGGCTAGCGCGGACGGACACTGGCCAGGCGGTGCCGGTGCCGCCATGGCAGCGGGGTGACGGCGGCGCAGGCGCGTAACCCATGGACACCGCGGCGCGTATCCGCGTGCTCGCGGAGGTCCGCCGCCGGGCGCTCGAGCAGGGGAAGGCAGAGGGGCGCCGGGATGGCGCGGCTGAGGGCGGATCGCGGCTGGCGGCGCTCGAGCAGCGCGTGGCGGAGCTCGAGCGAACGCTGTCTGAACTGATTGAAACGTTATCGGCCGATGCGACCAGACGGCTCGAGCGGCTGGACGACGACCGATCGTGATAGCGGGCGTGACCGCCGGTTCTGCAGGGGACTTCAGTCCCTTGCTGTTCCACGTGGAACGTCTAGGGTTGGCCATGCCGGTGTTGAATCCGCGTCGATGGCTGGGCGGTCGCTGGGTCGCCGTCATGCTCGCCGCGCTCCTCTGCGTGCTCTCCGGGCTCTGCGCTGTCGTTCACGGATCCGAGGACGACGCCCCCTGGGCAACCGGCTGGGGCATCCAACGCGTCGCGAAGTCGAGCGGATTCACGCCGACCGCGGCTGATCGCGGAACGTTCTACGACTGCACGGGATCGTTCACGGTATCGCTGCCCGCGGTGGCGAGCGTAGGCAGCGGGTATCACCTCGTCATTCGCAATGCGAACGCGAACACGAACAACATCACGATCGACCCCAGTGGTGTGGAAGCGATCGTTGTGGGCGGCGTTTCAGATGAGGTGTGCGTGCTTTCCTCCGGCCAGGCCGTCGTCATCGTCTGTACGGGCACGCAATGGGTGGCCGCGGCATCGTCTGGAACGAGCGGGTTGGCCGGTGGCGGCGGAGTGTTCGGCCTTGGCTCCGCGCAGGGCTTGACCGGCCGACACAACGGCAGGTTCATTCCATGCTCTGGCGGACCCTACACCGTGACGCTACCAGATACTGGCGCGACCGAGAATCTCGGCTGGTGCGCGACTATCTGTAACTTGGACGCGGGAACGATCACGGTCGCCGCGCCGGGCGCTCAACGGATCTACTTCAACGGATCGACGGTCGCCTCAACCACGCTCGCTCAGGGTCAGTCGATCTCGCTGATCAAGTCCGGTGTGGTGTACTACGTGGTGAGCCAGGGAACGCCGAGCGCGTCGGGCACCGCCAGCGGCGATCTCGGCGGCTCGTATCCAGGCCCAACCGTCGCGAAGATCAACGGCGTGGCGCTCGGCACAACCTCGGCCACCGCGGGGAAGGTCCTGGCCGGAAACGGGACCACGATCGCCTCACTGACGATGTCGGGTGATGCCGCCATCGACGGCGCAGGCGCGCTCACGCTGGCGAACACCGCGGTCACGCCGGGCTCATACACGAACGCGAATATCACAGTCGACTCCAAGGGGCGGGTGACGTCCGCTGCGAACGGGACCTCGTCTGGGTACTCACTCCTGTTCGCGCAGACGACAGCGACGACGGTCGCGAACACCGGCGTCGCTACCACGCTCATCGGCGCGGGATCTGGCAGCCTGACCCTCGCGGGAGGATACTGGTCGGCCGGGAAGACCATCCGCGTGAAGATGGCGGGAGTCATCTCGACCACGGGAACTCCGACGTTCGTCATCGATCCCAGGCTCGGGTCCCATGGTGTCGGCGGCTCCGCGGTGACGCTGGCGACGCTCTCGAGCGCTCCGTTCAATGTCGAATGCACGTTCACATGCATTACCACTGGCGCGAGCGGTTCGTTCTCCGCTGGCGGCGTCTGGTCTGCCGGTGACAGCCACGGCGTGATCAACGCCGTCACTACGACCTTCGACACCACTGCCGCGAACGCGGTGGATATCCTCGCGCAGTGGGGCTCCGCCTCGCCATCGAACACCGTCACGAGCGCCATCGTCACGCTCGAGGGGTTGAACTAGCCATGTCTCACGCGACGCCACCGTCAGATGAAGCATCCCCATCCGAGGGCACCGCCGCAATCACCCCGCGGTCGCGCCTGAAGCTGACGCTCTCGCAATTCTGGTCAGTACAGGTCGCGATCATCGGCGTCGCGATCATCATCTACGGCGCGTATCGCGACCTGAAGGACGACATCAGGTCGTTCAAAGAGGAGCTCCGGCACGTGGAGCGCGCGGTCGGGGTGAGGCCGCTCGGGGACTCGCGGTCGGGCTCTGATGATTCCTCGGCCGTTCCCATCAACCCCCCGAGCCGGCCCGCGCTGGCGACGGTCGTCCCTGAACCACGGAGTACACCATGAAGTCCTGGCGCACCACCCTCTGCGGCTTCCTCGCCGCGGTATCCGCTGCCATCCCCGCGATCAACGCTGCCATCGACGGCAACCCGGCGACCGTGCCGGATTGGTCGCCGATCTTCCCGGCGCTCATGGCGGCGATCGGGCTGATGCTGGCGCGGGACGCGAAGGTCTCGAGCGAGCAGCAGGGTATCAAGCCGTGAGAATCGGCCGCTGCGTTGATTGCGGCGCGGAGTTCACGACTCGGGCCCATAACACCATCCGGTGTCGTGGGACCGATTGTGAACGTCGTCGCAATCGCCAGTGGCGCATGAGTCGAAGACGCATGGACGTGCCGGCAGACAACGAGCGCGTTCGGCAGTGGCGAAAGACGGCAAGGATCCTGGTGATTCTGACGTCGGCGAAATCTCGAGCAAAGCGCCTGGGAATTGAGTTTAGACTCTCGCCTGGCGACATCGAGATTCCCGCGGCGTGCCCGATACTGGGCATCCCGCTCGCTTGCGGCAACGGCGTCACGACTCCCGGCTCACCGAGCCTCGACCGGATCAACCCGCTTCTCGGCTACGTCCCCGGAAACGTTGCCGTTATCAGCCATCGTGCCAACCGGATTAAGAACGATGCCACCCTCGCGGAACTACTCCTCGTAGCAGAGTATGTTCGGCGGCATTCGGGCCGGGCGGCCCATGTCGCGTAATGCCCACCCTCCTCGCGTTCGTCGAGGCGCTCGCCTACGGCTTCGCGAGGGGCTGGTGGAAGGCTTACTTCGAGCTCAAGCAGCGTGGCGAACACGCCTGGGAAGAAACGACGATCGATGAAGACCGCGCCCGTGCTGATCGCTTTCGTGATGCTGCTCGCGCTGCCGGGCTGCCCCCAGGCGGACCGTCCGATTCCCAGCCGCACGGTCCCACATCGGTTGGCGGCTGACGTGGACGCCGAGATATACGTGCGTACCTCGAGCGGCGACTTCCAGAAGGCATCGGTGATGCTGCCGTCGGGGTGGTATGTGGCGGCGCCTGAGATTGTGGAGGGGAAGTGATCCTCGCTTCACGATCGGCCCACCTGGTCGCCCTCCTCCTGCTCGTCCTCACCGGCTGGGCGAGCGACGATGTCGTTCCGCCTGGTTACGGCACCATCGGCCTCGGCCCCTCCAGCATCTCGGCGTCAACGTCTCAATCCGCGCGCCTCGGCCTGCAGTCGAAGTTCGGCCTTGGGCCGCGGACTCCGACCGCGGCCCAGGCGTTCGCGAAGCCGGCCTTCACCAACCTCAACGATGCTGCGATCACGACCTACACCAGTACCACCGGGCGGTGGGATCCGGTCAACAACGCGATCAAGTACGCCAACCAGCGCCGGCAGCGCACGTTCACCGTCGCGGGCACGAACTACTCGGCCGACCTGATCGAGAGCGCGCGGACGAACCTGCTCGCCGCCGGAACCTCCGAGCATTTTGAGCGCTGGACGGTGGGCACCGGTACGCCGGTTATCACGACCGACACCATCGCCTGCCCGAATGCGGAGGTTGTCGCCGACACCCTGACCGAGGGCGTCGGCACCGGAACGCAGAGCGTCACGCAGTCGATCACCAAGGCGGCCTCGTCTCTCGCCTACGTCGGCTCCTGCTACATCAAGAACAAGACCGGCACGCGTGAGGTGACGGTCGAACTGGACGACGGCACGACCACGAACGGCGTGTCCATGCGCATCAACCCGGCGACGGGTGCGCTGACCTCGGCTCCGGCTGCGTTCGGCGCTGGCTGGGCCGTGAACACTGCGGCTGGAACCAGTGGCTACACGATCACCGATGCTGGCTCCGGCTGGTATCGCGTATCGATCGTCGCCACCAGCGACACCACGACCACAGTCCGCTTCCGCGTCGCGCTCTACAACGCGGCAGACAGCTACGCCGGTGACGGCACCAGCGCGGTTTATCTATGGGGCGCCGATGTGAACCAGGCGACGTTTGCGGGCGCGGTGGGGCTGAATCGGAATGTGCTGCTGCAGTCGCAGACGCTCAACACGACGTGGACTAAGACCCGCAGCACCATCACCAGCGATGCGGTTGCTGACCCGATCACGGGCGACACGACTGCGGACAAGATTATTGAAGACAATACCGTCACCAACTCACATCTTATCCAACAGTCGTTCACCAAAGCGGCATCATCGCTCACCTTTACTTGCTCCGTCTACCTCAAAGCGGCCGAGCGGACATGGGTGCGCCTTGCCTGCTCCGGAACGAATGCGCTGACCAACGCCGCTGGAGCCTACTTCGACCTCACGAACGGCGTGACGGGGTCCTCGTTCTCGAATGGAGCGGGATGGACCCTGTCGTCAAAGACGATCACTAGCGTAGGAGGCGGGTGGTATCGTTGCTCTATCGTTGTTGTCTCCGCAAGCGAGACGGCCATTTGGGCCAACATCCACTTAGCGACGGCTGACGGAACGGTCTCTTACACCGGCGACGCGACGAGTGGTCTCTACGCCTGGGGCACGCAGCTTGAATACGGCGGTACGCTGACCCAGTACTGGGCCACCACCACCGCCGGCCTGCGCACGGCCGACGAGCTCACCTCGTCGCTCACCGGGATTACGGATGCGCGGACGAACCTCACGCTCTGGTCAGAGCAGATCGACAACGCGGCATGGACCAAGAACGCCGACGTGACAGTCACCGCGAACAGCGGCACGGACCCGAACGGCAACGGCTACTGCGATCTCATCACCGAGGGCGTCGCCGGCACGGCGGCCACCATTTCGCCGGCAGCTACGATTTCGGCCGGCAGCACTGTTGCGGTGTCGTGCTGGTTCAGGGCTTCCGCGCTGACGGCATGGGTCCGCGTTCAGTGCGCTAGCGACTCCGGGGTGAACGGCTGGACCGCGTGGTACAACCTGAGTACTGGCGCAGTGGGAACGCAAAGCGTTCTCGGGACAGGTACCGCGTCCTCGATCACCATCAGCAGCTATGGCAACGGCTGGTATCGCTGCATGAGCACCGGGAAGGTGGCTCCAGCCGCGACGGCGATGAACTTCCGCTTCAGTTCAGCCGACGCCGATGCCAGCACCACGCGCGTCTCCTCGTCCGCCTACTACGCCTTCGGCGCCCAGGTGGAGCGGGCCTCCACCGTCGGCACCTACATGCCCGTCGGCGGCACCGCGATCACCACGACGCAGACCGGCCTCTCGCGCACGACGGGCACGCTGGTGTCGATCGTCATGCCGAGGAATTGGACGGGGGATCAGGATGGAAGCACGGCGTTCCGTATCTTGGCTGGCATAGATGATGCCAATTTAGCTATCCGCAAGTCCAGCGGCGCCACAACTGCGCCGGTCTATTCGCGCGGCGACACGGCTACGGGGCGCGCAATCACGGGCGCTAGCTGGACATCGAATCTTGTGAGCGGATCGCTCGTCCAGGCGACGATTACTTGGAGTCCCGGCACCTTGGCCGGTTACATCAACGGCGGCTCTCCTCCTGCAGGTCCTGCGCAGGTCGCTCTGCCGTGGTCGACCTGCACTCAAATCGTGATCGGTTCGGCCGCTACAGGAACGCTCGCCGACTTCGCATACAACCTCATCCTCTACAGCCACCAGCAAGTAGTCCCCGGCTCGACGCTCGCCCTCATGTACGCGAACACGAGCGCGCCGTGAGGACTGCCATCCTCCTCTGCCTGGCGCTCACGGCTCCTGCAGCCGACCTGCTCCACGAGCCGATCGCGGTGCACTACAACTACGAGAGCCACGCCCTTGCCGGCGCGGTCGTCGGCATCGCCGTCGAGGAGATCCTCCGCAAGGAGACTCCGCTTAACCGCATCGAGCGCCTCGTCACCGCCGCCGTGGCCGCGCTCGCGATCGGCGCGGGCAAGGAGTACCTGCTCGACATCCACGCGCGCCCGCGCGAGATCCCGCCGTGGGGTTGTGGGGCCGCCGCCGCCATCTCCTTCCGCTACGCATTTTAAGGAAATACCCATGCGCCCCTCCGTCCGTCTCTTCGCTTCACTCCTCGCCCTGTTCGTCCTCGCGACGTCCGGCTTCGCCGTCACCACGGCGACCTACGACATCACGGCGATCCCGCAGATCAGTATCAGCGGCGGCCTCGCGCTGACGTCGACCGAGACGACGATCACGCTCACCAAGGGCCAGGTCCCTGGTCGGGTCGTGCAGCTGACCTGCGAGCAGGACTGGGGCATCGCGACCGCCACCGGCGCGTTCGCGACCAAGCAGCCGGTCCCGGCTGGTGTGCCGTTCACGATCGAGATCAAGGGCGACTCGACCGTCCTCTACGTGCAGGCGTCGTCGACCTCTGGCACCATCCACACCTCGGCGCTCGCGGCGACGTCGCAGAATTAGCTCTCCGCCCCTCCGACCACCGCCCAGATCGGATCACCCGTGCCACTCCCCTCTGCAGCCGAAGCTGATCGCATCGCCAAGATCCTCGTCGGCATCCGCAAGTCGGGGCTGAAGGCGCGCGAGCAGTTCGACAAGACCGGCGATGAGGTGTGGAAATACGCCTACGATCCGACGTTCACCTTCCTGTACCAGGACTGGGAGAACAACAACGGCGAATTATTCTTCAAGGCCAAGATCGCCGCGGCGGCGCAGTACATCGAGGTGATGGGGCCGTACCTCTACCAATACAACCCGACCTACGAGATCCAGCCCGAGCACGATCAGGCCGAGCAGCAGCAGATGCCGCCCTCATGGTCGGATCGCCGCTATGCCGTCGAGAAGCGCTACCTGTCGTGGTCCGCGAAGCGCGGCGACCAGTATGGCCACTCGAGGCGTGCGGTGGACGAGGCGGTCACGCGCGGCCGCGGCATCCTGTGGACTGGGTACAACGCGCGCCGGAAATGCGTGCAGCACGTCTACGGCCCGGCGAAGGAGCTCATCGACGACCCGGATGCTCGGAACACCGAGGAGCGCAACCTCATCATGCGCGACAGGCTGAAGCCGCGCTGGGAGCTCGCGAACCTGTACCCGGCACGCCGGGCGGTGATCTGGGGTCTGCCGAAGGCCGGCAACCTGCCGACCGGCATGTCGCAACAGTCGTCGGGTGGCAAAGCCACGGAGATCGTCCGCTACACCGAGGCGTACCTGCGCATCGGTATCGGCAACTACGGATCGGGCACCGGCACGGACGACGCCGATGGCGCACCGGTGCAGGACGCGCCGCTGAAGTACATCTTCGCCGACGACGAGCTCCTCGACGTTCTGCCGTGGGAGATCCCCTTCTGGCGCGACGACCTCTGGCCGTGCTCGACGCTCGACCTCCAGCGCATCCCGAACAGCATCTATCCGGCCCCTCCGCTCGAGGCTGGGTTGGGACTGCTCCGTGCGCTGAATTGGAGCCACACGCTGATCCTGTCGCAGCTTCAGATCGCGACGCGGCTGTCGTTCGTGGTGATGAACATCAACGGCCAGAAGATGGATATCTCTCAGCTGCTGAAGATCATCCGCGGCGAACACTACGACATCGCCGTGCTGGATCAGGTCGGCAATGAGTACACGAACATCAATCAGGTCATCCAGCAGCTGAAGATCGAGACGTCGCTCCCGCTCCTGCGCGAGCTCAACGACATGCTGAGCCTGGAATTCCAGAAATCGACCGGCCTCTACGACCTCCTGTTCGCTGGTCAGACGCAGACGCAGCTGCGCACCGCTGAGGACGTCAAGCTCAAGGACCGCAACTCGCGCAGCCGCATCGAGGACCGCTCGGAGAGCGTGCGCAAGTGGGCCACTGAATGCGGGCGGAAGTCGCGCTTCGCCGCTCGGTATCTCGAGGGACCGGACGACATCTCGCAGCTGTTCGGACCCGAGGCCGGCGAAGTCTGGGGTGACCTGGCATCGCCCGAGGAGGTCGCGGCGAACCACCAGAAGCGCACGCAGGTCTTCCAGATGGCCTATCAGCAGATCGGCCAGTTCGAGCAGCAGCAATACCTGCAGGCGCAGGCTCAGTTCCAGCGCGTCGCCGCGCAGGCCGGCGAACAGGCCGGAAGCGCGATGGCCGCTGGCATGCAAGCGCCGCCCCCGCCTCAGCCACCTCCGCCTCCGAGCGCCGAGCAGATCGAGCAGCAGGCCGTCGCGGTCACCGATCAGCAGGCCCCGGACAACCTCGTCGACTTCGACCAGTGGATGCTCGAGGCCGACGTGTCGATCGAGTCGGGCAGCATGCGCCGCAAGGACATCACGCAGGAGATCGACGTCTACACCGAGGCGTCGAACCAGCTGATGCCGACGATGCTGCAATCGCCGAACCCGAAGGTTCAGGGCATCGCCCTGAAGATCGCGGCGCGGAAGTTTGAGGTCGCGGGCGCTCCGGAGGAGCTCGTGAATCAGATCACCGAGGCGGCCGGGCTCGTGGAGAACACGCCGCCGATGATGCCGGGAGCCAAGTAGCATGTGCCGCTACGATTATCTCTGTGAGAAATGCGAGCATGAGCATGAGCAGATCCACCGCATGGCGGACGCGCCTCAGCCTTGCCCGAGATGTGGATGCACGCGGGTGACCAAGGTGTTCCGCCAGGTCCCGCCCGTGCGCGTTCCGGACGCCGGCTGGCAATTCGAGAACAACGGCCGCGGTCGCTACATCGGCCAACTGGCAGCCAAACCAGACGTCACCGACCCGAATGCCTTCTGCCGCTCCCGCACCGATGCGGTGGAGAAGGCGAAGCGGCAGGGCTGGAAGAATATCGAGAAGGTCTAGAAACCGCGGCATTTGCCGCCCAGGAGTAAACCATGGGTATCGAGTCAACTGGTATTGACGAGGCCGAGGAAGTGGATAGCGTCGACGCAGCCGCCAATGTCGCGGCTGACGACGGAACGCCCGACGCCCCCGATGGGGACCTTGGGAAACCTGACTCAGCCACCGCAGAAGCCGGTGACGTCGATGGCAATGGCCCCGCGCCAGATGGCGCCGAGCCGGAGCAGCAGCCAAGCGAGGCGGGGCAGCGCAAACTGCCGACCACTCGCCGCCCTGAAGCAACGACAACCCCTCAACTGCCCACCAACAAGCCGAATACCGCCGGAAAGAGTCCGGCGGTCGACCCGCGTGCCGAAGCCGGCCGCTGGGGCGAGGAGAAGCAGCGTCTTACGTCGCAGATGACGGAGATGCAGAAGCAACTCGCTGCCTTCCAGGAAGGCGAACAGCGCCGCAAGGCCGAGGCCGACAAGCTCGCCCTGAAGCCCTGGCACCCGCAGCATCCCGACAGCGCTGCAGCCAAGGACCGGATCGGTCGCGTCAAGGCGTACATGAACGCCCTGAATGCGATCCCGCCCGAGGCGCAGACCGATGCGGTCAAGGCCAAGCTCGCCCGCGAGCTCCGCGTCTCGAATGAGGACGCGAAGCTCCACGACGACTTCGAGGCTCACCGCGAGTCGGTCGTGAACCAGCTGTCGAGCGACCCGGAAGGGTTCCTCGACCAGCGTGTTCAGCAGGTCGTGCCGCGTCTGATCCAGGATGCGTTCAACCAGTTCTTCGCGCATCAGCGCGCTGAGCAGGACGTCTCGAAGATGATGGCCGACCCGGCGAAGATCGCCCCGCACGCCGACCTCATCCGCGAGCGCCTCCAGTCAGGATCGAGCCTGAAGGACGTGATGGAAATCGTCGAGCTCAAGAACCGACTCGCAGCCCTCGAGGGCAACGCGGGAGCGGTCGCCGGCAAGACGGAGGAAGTCACCCGCCGCGAGAAGGCGGCCGCGGAACGCGAGCGCCTCGCCAAGGGAGCCGCGGGAATCACCCGCGACCCGAAGACGACCGGCAAGCCTGACTTCTACGCGCAGGCGCTGAAGGAATCACGGGAGCATGCCGGCGATCGTAGCTGGCAGCCTGGTGGGTCACGATTCAACAAGCATTTGGCTCGCCTCGAAGAGGCGCACCACAATGCAGGGGATCCGGCCTAACCGGGTTCCACTCCTCTCGCGGGCCTCTGCCGCCGTTCTTTCGCCTCGGCGCCTACGGCCCTCACATCCCACCTCCTCATCTGGCGCACAACAGCGTCCTAGGAGCTTCCCATGTCCGGTCCCCTCGACGTCCTCAGCGCCACGACCATCGCGAACTACGCGCTCGGCGCGCTCGATGGCGTGACCCTCCACAACCCGATGCTCAAGGCGCTGCGCGAAAAGGGCGACTGGGAGTACGACGTCGGCGGCACGACCATGGCCGGTCCGGTCGAGGTCGGCTACGACAAGCCGATCATCTCGGCTCCGGGCATGGACCTCACGCCCAACCTGAAGGCCACCAACCGCTACGTGCAGTGGAGCCAGGTGTGGGCTGAGATCGCGGGCGTGAAGACCGTCGACAACGGCATGCTGCGCCGCAACAGCGGCAAGCAGGCCCTGGTCAAGCTGCGCGACAAGGAGGTGCCCGCGATGCTGCGCGGCATGCTCGACAAGGTCGACGGCCTGCTGCACCAGTTCCTGAACCAGAACATCGCCAGCCCGACCCAGTCGAGCGGCACGGTTACGGGCCTCCCGCTCGCCGGCCTGCCGAGCTTCCTGCTCGCCCCTGGCTCGGCGAGCCTGAACGGTTCGGTCCTCGGTGAGATCCTCACCGGATCGGCCGTGGCCGCGACCGACCGCGAGGCTGTCTGCACCACGCAGACCTACGGCGGCCTGTCGCTCGCTCCGAGCGGCCTCTCCGGCATCGACAATCTGGTCGCCGACGCCTGGCGCCCGTGCCTGGTCAACTCGACCTCGACGGCCTGGAACGGCTCGGCCAGCGTCGCCACGAACATCCTGGCGATCCTGCAGTGGGCGGCGAACCGCTCCAAGCGGTTCAGCGCCAGCGATCCGAACCTGCGCCCGGATGCGGAGTTCGGCGCCTGGCTGTCGTACGACTACTTCCAGCTGCTCGGCAACGCCATCGCGGCGAAACAGACGATCTACCTCAGCGGCGGCAAGTCGGGCGCTGGCGTCTCCTCGGTCCCGCTCGGCACCGACAGCGACATGCTCCCCCACGCCGGCTACGCCTGGCGCTGGGACGAGCGCATGCCCGCGGCCTGCGGCTACCTCATCACCTGGCCCCAGGTCATGGCGAAGGTGCAGCCGCTGTTCGCCGGCATCGAGGGCAACGGCAACCCGCTCGGCAAGTCGGGCGAGGACGCGGGCCTGATCGAGACGGCGATCACCTACGATCCGGTGCGCCGCCAGTGGATCGTCACCGGCACCGCGCCGATGCAGATCCAGTGTCAGCCGCGCTACTTCACCCGCATCGGCGCCTACGCCTGAATGGCCAGGGGACTTTAGTCCCTTGCCTTCCCACCACCCAGCCAACCAGGACATACCCATGAGCGCCTTCGCTCCTCCCTTCCAGCCCGGCGACTACTCCACCAATGCGGCCCACGCGGCCGACCTCGGCAAGAGCTACCGCGTCGGTGCTCGAACCTTCGTGCTCTGCAAGGCCACCGCGGCCATCTCGACGCCTGCGAACAAGGTGGTCGCGACCGCTCTCGGCGGCGCCGCCAATGCCAAGGCGCCGACGTGGAGCGTGGCCACGACCACGACCGCGTTCGATCCGAATTCGGTCGGCCTCATCCCCGCCGAGTACGGCACCGTCACCATCCCGATCAGCGCCTACTTCCTGGTGCAGACCGGCGGCCCCGCGCTCGCTATCTGTGCCGCGGCGGTCGCGGCCGGCGTGGCGATCGGTTCCTCGACCACCGCGGGCGATGTCGACGACGCCTCGGCGGTCGCTGGCAACGAGATCGGCGTGTCGCTCGAGGCGGGCACCAACGCGGCCGACCTGATCGGCGTCCTGCTCAAGCCCCGCTTCTGATCCGACTGAGCCGCCGCGCGCATCGCCTGGCGCGGCGGCTCCTCGACAGAGGGAGGTGATCCGTGGGCGATCCCGTCTACCTCCGTGTGGGCACGGCGTTTCAGGACTCGTTTTTCTACCTCAGCCAGAATGCCCTGCGCACTCCGGTCACGGGGAAGGTCCAGGCCAACTTCACCATCCGGCTGTCCAAGGACGGCGTCGGCAACCAAGCGACCACCGGCATCACGCTGACCGAGGTCGACTCGGTCAACAACCCCGGAGAGTACGGCCTGGCGGTCGCGCTGTCGGCGTTCCCTGCCGCAGCTGGGCACTACGTCCTGCGCGTCATCGACACCACGAACACCCAGTACAGCTGGTCGTGGTCGATCTTCGTCACCTCGGATGGCACCGCTTCCGCGCCGATCGGGCCGGCGCTGTTCACCCCGACCGCATCGAACGGACGCGTCACGGACGGCACGTCGGCGCTGCTCGGCGCGACGATCATCATCCGCACCGCCACCGGAGCCCTGTACTACAGCGCGCTCACCGATTCCTCGGGCCTGTGGACCGCGGTCAACTTCCCGGCGACGAACGCCACGTACACCGTCTACGCGATCCGCTCGGGCTACCTGCAGGCGTCGGGGACGATCACCGTCGCTGCCGGCGTCGCTACCGGACCTGGCACCGACCTGGCGATGGCCGCGGCGACCACCTCGGCCGGATTCGATGCTGCGTCCCTGTGGGCCTACGCCCGCCGCTCAGGCCGGAACGCCCTCGGAACGACGGGCGACACCGAGGTCAAGCAGGCGGTGACGGAGGCGCTCGAGCGCGTCGCGACCTGCCACCGTTGGCCGTGGTACCGCTCCTACGCCGAGCTCACGCTCCGTGGCGCATACACGACAGGCACGGTGACGGTGACGCTGGATTCACCGATCGTCACGCTCGCCGCGGGGACCTGGCCGACCTGGGCGGAGGGCGCGAAGTTCCGCATCTCCGGCCAGTACATCAAGGTCCTGACCAGGGACTCGAACACCCAGGTCACGCTCGAGGCGGACTGGGCGGAGGCCACCGCTTCGGGCCAGTCGTACGTCCTCTACCAGGACGAGTACGAGCTCCCCGACGACCTCTACCGCTTCGGGCAGATCCTGCCTGGCCAGCGTTGGGGCTGGGGGCCGTCTCCCATCGGCGCCGAGCAGTTGGACGCGCTGCAGAACGCCATGACCTTCGGGCAGAAGTTCGCGGACTTCTTCGCCATCCAGAAGCAGTCGGTGTTCCTCAGCAGCTGGCCGACGATGGACACGAACGTGCGGTATTCCTACTACCGCAGGCCGGCGACGCTCGTGTCGAGCATCGACATCGCTGACTGGGACCCGGCACACATCCGCCTTCTGCGTCGCGCCATCGACTGCGAGATCGCGCTTCGCTTCGGTGGCTACGTCGGCGGCACGATCGAGCAGGCCCTGCGCGCGTTCAAGGACGCGCTCGATAACGCCATCCCGAACGATCGCTCCGAGGTATCCGAGGCGGGAGTGCTCGGCAGCGCATTCTCGCGTGGTGGTGGTGTCGAAATGTGGAAGCGCCGGGGCTGAGAGGGGCTGAGACGTGGAATGGGATGGCATCCAAGACGACGTAACCGACATCGCCGATCCAGGCGTAACGTCAGTGCGTTCGCTGTGGAACGGGTCGCTCGTCGTTCGCGGTGAGTTCTCGCGTCGTCCTGGTTTCGGCGCGCGGATGCCGAGCAGCGGGATCGTGTGCGCGGAGATCGCCGAGCTCGTCGTGTGGGTGAAGGATGACGGGACGATTGTGAGCGCGCCGCAATGAGCTGGGATCCGCTCAAGAAGGGCTCGCACGTATCGCTGTCGGTCGGCGATACCGTGGCCGACGTCAACGGAGATCAGGACTGCGTCCTCGGCGCCCTCGGGCTCGACTGCTCGACGATGACCGGGAAGAAGTGCTTCGAGATCACCCTCGGGGCAAACGCCAACGGGCCTATCTTCGGCGTCGCTCAGTCCGGCCAGGACTACAACGAGACGCTCGCGTGGGACGTCTACGGCTGGGCCTGGTGCGCGATGAATTCGCCCACCGCGAAGTTCCACAGCGGAAATCAGGGAGCGTACGGAACGTCGCTGTCATTCGTCGGCGCTGTCGTCTACGTAATGGTGACGGTCGACTTCGACGCTGGGACGATCAGTTTCCGCTACGGCACGGCATCGGGACCGCCGACCGCCGATTACGGCGTCGCCTTCAGCGGCCTTTCTGGTGTCATCTATCCGGCGTTCGGCGTCGGCTACACCGGCAGCGATCACGATTACGGGACTCTCAATGAGGACGGTCCATTCGTTCTCGACGTTGAGTCAGGCGCAACGCCCTGGGCAGCCGCCGTTCCGGTCGCATCGTTCTCGCTAGCCCCTTCCAGCGGAGACGCCCCGCTCTCCGTGGCGTTCACCGACACGAGTACCGGAACCCCGACCTCGTGGCTCTGGGACTTCGGCGACGGTAGCACCTCGACCTCGCAGAATCCGACGCACGACTACGCGACCGACGGAACCTACGACGTCACCCTCACCGCTACCAATGCGCTCGGCTCAGATACGCACGTCGCATTGGCCGCTGTCGTCGCCACGATCGCCCCGGCAACGACCCTGCGCTCCGGCTACAATGTCGGCCTGGTCCCCTGCCTCGCGCAGGCGTTCCAGCGCCTATACATGGTCAACGACTTCGACCGCATGCAGGTCACGGACGATGGGCTGACGATCCGCGATTCTGGTATCGACTATCCGACTGTCGATCCGACTCCGACCAGCGCGATTGGCGGCACCGTGAACGCCGGCGTCCACCTCATCCGTTACCGCTATCAGGATCAGTTGCGCGGGCGTTTGTCGAATCCCTCGAACGCTGCAAGTATCTCGATCGTGGCTGGCAGTCAGACGATCAACGTCGGATTTACGCCATCGGCCGATCCGTACGTTACCCACGTCATCGTAGAGATGACTCCAGCCGGAGCCTCGACATACTACCGGGCAGCGGTGGTGTCGAACACGCTGACGACGACCGCGATCACGATGGACGACGACTCGTTGATCGAGCAGATCACCGCGGCGAGGGACGGAGAATTCCAGCATCTGCCGCCAGGATTGTCGTCGATCGTCGCCGAGCACCGCCAGCGCGTGTGGATTTGGGGCGCCGAGCCGCGGACGTTCACCGGATGCACGCTCACCAATGGATCGCCGACCATCAGCGGCACCGGATTCTCGACGGAATGGGCAGGTCGCCAGGTCGTCGCGCCTGATGGTCTGACCTACGCCATCGATTCGGCGACGACTACGGACATCACGCTCGATACGAATTACGCCGGCCCGAACACCGGCGCGGGGACGATCATCGTCAAGTCCGGGACGCCGTCGCTGCTCGGCTGGTCACGAGCCGGGTTCCCCGAGTCGTTCGACACCACGGTATTTGCACGCTCCATCAGCTTGGATGCCGGCGACACCCCCGCGGCGATGGCGTCGTACTTCTCCGACCTCTACCTCATGGGCAAGCGGTCCATGCGGCGCCTAGTGTTCACCGGCGATCCTGCCGCGGGCATGCTCCTGTCGGTTCCGGGCACCATGGGCGCGTTCCACCAGCGCTGCGTGTGCTCGGCTGGTCCGGGCCTGCTGTTCGGCTGGGGTCGTGACGGCGCCTGGAAGATCGAGGCGATGCAGCCGCAGAAGATCAGTGCTCGCGTCGAGCAGACGTTGGCGGCTCTGGGCGACACGGATAGGATCGCCGAGCGATTCGTGTGCTACGAGCCGGTCCAGCGCGTCGCGCAGTTCTTCTTCTGCCTCGTGGGTGAGTCAACCTGCCGCGCCGCGCTCGCCTATCACATCGAAACCGGCATCTGGGAGCTCTGGCGCTACCGCCAGGGCATCCTCAGCGCGTGTGCGAACAGCGCCTATGCTGACCGCCAGCGCCTTATGATCGCCGACGAGAACGGATACAGCTGGCGCATGGGCGTCAAGGTCAACGACGGCGAAGACGCGAATGTGATGACGGCCACGACGGGATCGACGACAACCGACGTCCTCGGCACGAATGCCGCGGTCGCTGGTCAGATCGCCTATCGCCCGGCTACCGGAGAGGAGCGTCTGATCACCTCGTGCAGCCCGACGCAGATCATTTGCGATGCGTTCGCCACGGCCCCCGCGAACGGCGAATTGATCTATATCGGATCGATCAAGCAGCGGATCCTGACCGACTGGTTCATCGGCGACGGACTCGACCACAAATCGCGCCCGCAGTGGCTGCGCGTGAAGCTGCGGGCCAATCGCGCCGCCGGCCAGTACATGGGCAAGGCGCAGGTGCGTTTTTACCGCAATTTCGATATGTCGAGCCCGATGGGCATCACGTCTATGTCCGCTGACGAATGGCCCATGGGCGTGCAACCGGTGGACGGCGATACCAAGATCACGATCGACCTCGACGTCGGTGGCCTCGACGGGTTCATTCCTGTTCCAGTCCCCGACGATTGGAGCCGCGCCATATGCGCCGAAATCATCCACGAGGAGCCGTACCACCCGGTGCGATTCTACGACCTCGAGTTCGCTGCCGATGATCGCAATGCGGGCGCCAAGGTGGGGAACGAGTAATGCCGTTCTCGACCAATGCGCCGTTCAACGAGCGCGGATACGCCGAGGTCCTCCGGGACATCGAGTACCACCAATTGAAGATCCAGGAGTTGTTCAAGGCCGCGGGCATCAATGACGGCGACCTGAATCCGGGCGGTGGTCAAGGCGTATCTCAGGACATCGCCGATGATTCGTGGGGATCGCCGCCGGACACGGCGGACGCGGACGCGGTGAAGGGGCTGCTGTACACCGCCAACATGGCGGCCGGGCCGTTCGCCTGGACGGTGCCAAGCGGCCTGTTCAATGCCGATTACCTCGGCTACGACGACCTCGGCGGGTGGGACCCAACGGCGAGCGCTGCTGCCAGCGTCTGGACCGCGCCGTCCGATGGGGTCTATGCGATCGACATCCAGGCCTACATCACGCTTGCCGGCGCAACGGTTGGACAGCTGATCAACCTGGTCGTGGATGCCGTGAGCTCCTTCAAGGGCCAGAATCCGCCGGGAATCACCATCCGGGACCTCAGGGCCGCCCACTTGGCCGCTGACTCGCTCGCCCTGCGAGTGTCGCTGACGCGCCCGTTCCTGGCCGGAGATACCGTCACCGCGTATATCACCATGGCCGGCGGCAGCGGCACTTACACCCTGACGAGCTCGAGCCAGGTCTTCAGCGCGACGAAGATCAGGGGACTTTAATCCCATGCCTAGCGCCATAGGATAACCACATGCCCTCCGCCTATCAGCCGCCGGGGAATTCGTACTCGAGGCCACTGCGGCGCCCGTGGGCGCCTGGCTACCTGCCTAGCGCCGGGGAGCAGGCCGCGGAGCAGCAGCGGCAGCAGGCCATGGGCAGCGGCGGTGGCGCGGCCGGCGGAGCCGATGGCGGCATGGCCGCGGTCGCGAACCGCATCATCCAGGACACCGAGGGTCGCGGCGATGCGACCATGCAGGATCCGTACCTGACCGCGGTCCTCAAGCGCCTGGACGACATTCAGGCGGGCAAGGACCTGCCGTACACCGATGCGGTGAAGTCGCAGATCACGGCTCGGCACGGCGACATGGGAGCGGCGGCAGAGGCGGCGAACGCGGAGGACCTCCGCGAGGCGACCGCCGCTAACGGCGGCAGCATGTCCGACCCCTCCGCGCGGGCACGCCTGTCCCAAGGGACGCAGCAGCGGCAGGCCGAGAACCTCGCCTTCGCTGGCGACCTCAACACCAAGGCCACGCTCGAGAACTTCAACGCCCGCAACGACGCGAGCCGCGCCATCGCTGCGACACGTCTGCCGCAGCTGGGCGAGGCGAATGGCCAGTACAATCTCGGCGCGCAGTACCACAGCCGGTACACGACCGAGGATCCGCATGTCTCGTCGTTCCAGTACCAGCCTGCCGCGGCTCCCGCGCCAGCGCCTCGAGCGCCGTCGTATCAGTTCGGTGGTGGCGCTGGTGGCGGCTCCTCGGCTCCGAGCCCCTGGGCCTCGAGCAATGGCGGCAGCGTGTGGGCTGGCTCGGGCATTCCGAACCCCGATCCCGTGTACGGCGGATCGCACGGCTCGACCACACAGGGCACCGCGGCGAACCCGGTGTATGCGCTGCAGGATCCGTACGGCGGCGAAGCGGCGCCGAATTACAACTTCAACTGGATGCCACCCGGCACGACTCCGGCCAACCCCAATCGCGCCCTGATCTACCCGAGGTAGTCGATGCCCTCCATCCGCCGCACTCCCTTCAGCGCCACCTACGAGCCCGACGCCTTCGACGCGAGCGACCGCTTCAACGCGGAGTCGGCGCAGCGTGCTCGCGAGCTCCTGATGGCTCGTCTCGACCGCAGCGGTGAGCTTCAGCAGCAGGACGACTGGCACCGCGCCGCGATCGGCGAGCAGGGACGGGAGTTCGATGCGGGGCGGGAGGACAACCGGTCGATGGCGCAGCTGATGCTGGCGGCGCGGGAGAAGGAGCTCGCCAGCCAGGATGCGCGCGAGGGCCGGCGCTTCGACTATATGGCCGGTCGCGACGCTGCCGCGGACTCCTGGCGCAACCGCGAGTACGAGGACACCAAGCCGTCGCGCGACGCATCGACGCAGCTGATGCTGGCGCAGATCGCGCGCATGCAGGCGGAGCAGGGTCGCACCGACCGCGCGGCGAACGTCGCTCCGATCGCCGACCTGTCTCCGCAGGACCTGGCGGAGTCGAACGCGATCATCGCCGCCGGTGGTACGCAGGCGCAAGCGAACCTGGCCACACTCGACAAGCGCAAGAAGCGCGGATACGAGGAGGCCGACGTGCTCGGCGAGGACCTCGCCAGCAGCGCCAAGGACTTCAGCGACCGCGACAACAAGGTCTTCGGATCCGACCCGACCGAGGAGGACGATCGCCGCATCGTGCTCTCGGCGAAGGCGCTCGAGAAGAAGTACATCGATCTCGGGGACTCGCCGGCAGTCGCGCGGGCCAAGGCGATGAAGAAGGTCAAGGACAGCGTCAAGACCAGCGCGAACAGCCAGCACGTCGACTTCGTCCTCCAATCCCTCGGCATCGTGAAGTAGGAGCCACCAATGGTCCTTCCTCTCCTCATGGCTGCCGGCGCCGCAACCGCACGCATCGCCCCCTACGTCGCCGCGGCCATCCCGCTGATCCAGGATCTCTTCTCCGGCGGCTCGCAGCCCGCCCCCGAGAAGGTCGCCGCGCTCCAGAAGGTGCGCGACGACATGGTCCAGCGCATGGTTGCCGGTGAGGGCATCAGCCCCGACCGCGCGCTCGAAGTGGTCAATGAGCAGCTGAAGCCGCTGATCGAATCGGGCGGTGAGTCAGGCGGTGGTGCCGGCGACATCGCTTCCGATGCCATCGGTGCTGCCGGCGCCCTGGCTCTGGGATCCAAGTTCGGGGGCGCCCGTGCCCGCCGGAAGGCCATCGCCGGCCGCAAGGCGTCGATGGGCCGTCGCCCCGCTGCCGATGAGCGCGAGTCGCCGGCTATGGCTGCGGCCGAGACGCCCGCGGCCGAAGCCGCCGAGACTGCCTCAGCCGACCCCGACCTGGTCGCCGAGATGGTCGCTGCCCGTCTGCGTGAAATGTCGCCGCCGCTGCCTGGTGGCGGCGGTCTGGACATGGCGAACGCGGCCATGGGCACCGGGCGCGGCACCAGGGGCATGAAGCGCGGGAAGTAAATGGCCGATCCCCTCATCGGCTCTCCCGGCGTCCTGCAGTCCGTACTCGAGGCCCTGGACGAGCCAGGCCAGGCGCTGCGAAACCTGCTCCTGCGGCGCTATGACGCGGCAGGGCGCAAGGCGGCCGACTTCCTTGGCGATCTGGTCGACGCCCCCCTTCCCGGCGACTGGATCCCGCACGTTAGCCGCCCCGAGGACGACGTCTCTGGCGGTGACCTGCTCGGCCTGACCGAGCCTGGGCTGAAGAAGACCGCGGCCGACGTCCTGGTCGGCACCCTGACCGATCCCCTCTCGGCCCTGACCTTCCCGGCCGCTGGCGGCGTTCGCGTCCTCGGGCACACGGTTGCCGCGGCAGGGCGCACCGTCGATCCACTCACTCTGGCCATGAAGGGCGGCGGGGCCGCCGTTGTCGCGGCTGCCAAGGCCGCCGACCGCATCCTGGGCTCCAGCGCCACCGCAACGACCATCGCCCGCGAGCCGGTTCAGCAGGCCGTCCGGGAGCTCGCTCAGCGCACCAGGAACGCCCTCGGCTGGCACGACCTGACGCCAGAGCAGCGTACCGCCCTGGACACGGCCAAGGCTGCCGGGGCGAGCTCAGCGAGGGCAGGGACCGAGGAGGCCGGCCGGATCATGGCCGGGCTGACCCCCGACGAGCAGGTCGCCCTGGGTGACGCGATCGATGCGGTCCAGTGGGAGGGCGGGAAGGCGGTCGGCGTGCTGCCCGGCGCGACCGTCGAGGCGCGGCTGCAGGCCCTGGCGCACGCGAACCCGAAGCTCCGCCTCGAGCGGCTGATCCCGGCGGCAGCGGGCGTCCGCAAGCTGGCGCAGACCCAGCTGCAGGAGGGCCAGCGCCTGGGGGTGTTCCGGCCGGGCATGGGCGCCGACGACTACCTGCAGCGGCAGTTCCATTTCGACGACCGGGCGGCTCCAGCTGGCGCCGCCAGGCCGTCCGCCGGCTCCTCATCGATCGCAGGCCGCGAGCTCGACGGCCCAGCTTCCATCGTGGACTTCCTGACTAAGAACCCCGGAGCTCAATATGAGCGCAACGCGGCCCGCCGCCTAGTGGAACGCGCCGGACAGCAAGGACGTCTGGTGGAGCGCGCCGCCCTGGGACGCGGTCTGGTCGGGCCTGAATTCACCCTCGCCGAGGACGCTGACCGCGGAGTCGCCAGGCAGACGATCGAAGCGCTGGCCAAGACCGCGCCCGACTACGCGTACCGCCTCGACCAGGCATTCAATGGGATGGCGCCTCGAGGAGGCTTCACGTCCCTACTCGCCACCGCCAACCGCTTCTTCAAGCCGGCCGCCGTCTACGGCGTGGTGATCCCGAAGGTCGGGTCGATCGTCAGGAACCAGGTTGGCATGGTGTGGCAGGCGTTCTCGACACCAGGCGTCCCCCTCAGCACGCAGCGTCATGCACTGAGCAATCTGCTCTCGTCATTCGATGACGGCTGGGAAGCCGTGACGAATTCTCGACTCACCAAGGGCCATCTCACTGAGGACCTGAAACTCGTCGAGGACGCATACAAGAAGTCCGGCGGATCCGGAGAGGCCGTGACCGCGGCTCTCCGCGCTGCGCACCGCGACGACCTCGCTGAAGCGGTGGAACATGGCGTGCTCGACGGCTTTGTCTCGAGCGAGGAGATCCTGAAGAAGGTCCGATCGTCCGGCGTGAAGGGCTGGACAGGCCAACTCTACGACATGCCCGGCGTCATCTTCCAGGGCGTCGAGCAGCGCGGTCGCCTCGGAACGTTTCTCGACCTGCGGGCCAGGCATGGCGCCGCCAAGGCGTCGCAGCTGACCAAGGATGCGTTCCTCGACTACTCCGTCACCGGCGAGGGTAACCGCCGCCTGCGCGACATCATCCCCTTCGCGCAGTTCCTGGCGAAGTCGGTCCCGCAGCAGGCGCGCCTGCTCTCGACGACACCAGCGGTGGGCGTTGCCCTGGCGCCGTTGATCGGCCAAGACGACCAGCTGCCGGTGTATCCATTCGTCGCCGACCAGACCCACATCCCGCTCGGCCTGAATACCCAGGGGAACCCGGAGTACGCAGTCGGCCTGGGCCTGCCTATCGAGCAGCTGGGATCGATCCCAGACCTGAGCTCGGGACCGATGGCAGCCGGTCGATCGGTGAAGCGCCATCTGGTGTCGTCGCTGCACCCCATTCTGAAGTCGCTGTTCGGGTACGTCTCCGGCGAAGATCCATACTTCGAGACGCCGTATGGCTCGTATGGCAAGGAGCCGCTGACGGGGCGCGAGTCCAGCGCGGGCCGCGCGTACCGCCAGCTGGCGGGAACCGGGCTGATCGAACCGGTCGCGTCTGGACTGCGCCAGGTGGAGAAGCTGGCGGATCCGCGCCGCTCGGCCGGAGTGAAGGCCCTCGACCTGCTCACCGGCACGAACGTCGTGGACGTCGACCCCGACCTTGCCGAGCAGCGCATCGTGTCAGACGCGCTGCGCCAGCATCCCGATGTGAAGAAGTACGAGACGTACTATCAGACCGGGCAGGATCCCGAGGTGGACGAATTGATGAAGCGGCTCGGGGCGGCGAAGGAGAAGCTCAAGGAGAAGCGGGCGGAGGCGAAGATGGCGGCTGGGGTGGTGCTGTAGGCGGCAGCGGCGTCACCTCCAGCACGCGGCCAAGCGGATCCTCTCCCGGCTTCCCATACCACGATTCGCACAGATGCTTGCCGTCCTCGGTCCAGGTTCGCCAGTAGCGACGCCATCCGTTACCGATCGACTGACTCGAGATGGTGCGGTAAAGCGATGGGACGAGTGGGATGCCACTCACTTCCCCCTCCCCGCCGCGCCCATCGCCCCGAGTGCTGCCGTTGCGAGGTCTTTCCAGCGGTCTGGTCCGTAGGTGTGGCCGCCAATGCGTCGAAGCTCTGTCTCCAGCGCCCTCGCCACCCTCTCCACGTCCTGCTCGCTTGGCTCCCCTCCCCTCGCCGCCGCCTCAAGCTCGGCGACGCGGGCCTCGGCTTTCTCCCGAGCCGCCTTGTGCTCGTCACGCTCTTGCATGCATGCCACCCAGGCATCGCAGGCATCGCGGAATGTTTTGCCCGGCACTAAATCGCCCCCCGCGTCCTTCCCGGCGCAGTCGGCCATCTCCCTAAGCCGATCGATGTAATCGCGAATGGTCTGCGCGTGCTCGCTGTCGAACTCGTCGCCGTGTTCAAGCCACGCCATCGCGCCCTCATCCACAATGGCAGTGGTCTTGCACGGCCGGGGAGCGGGCTGCTCCACTGCCCTCGGCGCGTGCGGCCCGAAGCGCTTGTCCATGAGGTCAACGGACACGCGCGATGCCTCGGCTATATCGAACGCCGCCGGCCTGGGGTCGGGGGCGGTCCGCATCTTCTGGGCAATCTTGGCGCCGTGCTCCAGGATGATCCGGTCTAGGAACTCGTCGGTGGTTTCGCCCTCAGGAGCGCCGTCGACCACAATCGGCGCGACTCGATGGCCGGGCGCGATCTCGTCCATGTGCTTGCCGCATCGCTCGCAGGTTCCGTCACTGGCGATCCGGTGAACGAGGCAGAGCGGCGCCTTGCCGGTGGGATGGTCGTCGGTGCTCACATCAACCTCGTCTTTCCTTCGGCTTCCTTGAACGCCTCGTCCCAGCTCGCGCCGCTGCCCTTCACATCAAAGAACATGCCGAGCGCGATGTATCCGACGCAGTATGGGCGGCCCTTGTGGTTGTATTTCTGCACGGCTCCGGTCTTGCCCCACCGCTTCTGCGCTTCCTTGAGTGCCTGCGCGTTAGTCATGGTTGTGACTCCTTCGCGCCCATTGTACCACATCGGGAATTGCGATTTCTTTACGGCGACGGAGGAATCACGACTTAGAAAATAATCGCCGTTGCTACGACTGGACTTATTTTCCGCTTGACGCACTTTTGCCTCCCCCGCGCTCACGTCGCCCGCGTGAAGCCGACTCGCACCAGCTCGCCGTCGCCACAGCGCACCGCCCATCGCATGTTCTTCCCCGCTCGCCGCGCGCGCTGAGTGGGGCGGGTCATGGCTTAACCGCGAGCGGATGTGATTCGTTGGCCCTCTCGTCGGGCGTCAGTTCGATCAACTGCACATGCAGCCCGATCGCACCGGCAATGCCTAGCAGGCGGTCAGCGTGAGCCGGGCATATCGCGGACTCGTTCTGACCGGGCCATGTATAGCGATAGAATGCGTAGGCGGTGCAGCCCTGTTGACGGCATATGATTCCGTTGCTCATTTCTCATCCTTGTCCGTGGCTGAAGTGGCGGCGAGGGTGGAGAGGGCGGCGTCGAACTTGGCGATGGCCAGCAGGCCTTTTCTTGGCAATCCGAACACAGCGCGCATCTCCTTCGCCGCCTCCACGACGGCGAGGGCTGCCTCAAGGCGCTTCCAGACCTCGTCGTAGCGCTGTTGGGTCACGGGCATGTCGCCTTCGTGCGGCACGTCCTGAGACTGGAACCGCTCGGCCATGTCGCGCGTGATCGCCATGCACTCGGTCGGGTTGAAGCAATCGCGTCCGATGACGCCACCGCAGGCAGGGCAGGTGTTCACGTCGCCGCCCCGCCGGACGAGGGGTGCGCTTCATCCTCTGGATCGTTGCCCGCCGACGGATTGATGCCCTGCGCTCCGAGTGCGATGGCGATGCGCGTCTCCATGCGAGCGAAGTGCCGCGCCCAATCCTCGCGCCCCTGATTGTGACTCTCGTACTTAGCACGAGTCGCGCCCTTCGCCTCGCGTTCCAGTGCAGCCCGCATCGCTTCGGCCTGGCGGCGGAGGGTGGCGATCTCGGCGTTTAACCGATCAACCTCTGCCATGTGCTCGCTACGGAGCATCCAATCGCGGTCTGTCATATGATTCCCTATGTTTACCAGTGGACTATTATCTCATAACAAACAGATAACAATAGCCAATCACCGCCTAACCTCCGGCTTGCGATACCCAGCCGGCAGCGTCATCGCCTCAGCCACTGCCACCCGCTGCTCTCCATACCGCGCCACCGCCTGCTCGCGCACGCGGTCCCACTCCGGCAGCGCGTGCCCCTGCTTCCTGGCGAGCATCGCCCGCTCATGCAGCCAACGATACCAGCGCGCGTCCAAGCGGCGGAACGCGACGCCCTGCTCGGTCAGGTCGTTCGATTCCACAAAGCGACCGAGCTCGAGGTCGGGCCAGCAGTGGATGATCTCCAGGCAGGAGGAGACGTAGACTTCGGAGGTGTCGGGGGTGGCTGGGACAGGCGGTGCCATCACTCGCTCCTCTTGGCGTCACCAGGGCGGCGGTACCGCCGCTTACGATCAGCGACGCGCGGGCGCCACTGGACAAAGCCCTCCTCGTGAAGGCGCTGGAATTGCAGGTTTTCCGCGACGGGCGGCTCGCTGTTCGTGCGGCACCAGTGGACGTAGCGCGAGCGTATCTCTTCGCAGGTCTCGCCGATCTCGGCGCTATACTCAGTGACGATGATTTGCCCGCCGCCGATGACCGGCTCCCAAACCAGCCGCTCCCATGTCTCCTGCTCCAGCCACAGCGACACGTTGTCCTTGTGCCTGGCGATCTCCTGCTCGCTGGCGAGCTCATCGGCGACGAGCTTAACTGGCGGCTCGTCGTCCTCACTGACGCAGCGCCAGAGCAGGCTGTAATCGATCTTGTTGATGGTCTTCCAGTCGAGGACCGGGAGGCATTCCGCCTGCATGAACCTGCCCAGCCCGGTCGTATCGCGCATGACCTGACCGATCGGCTTGTTCGAGGTGCCGATGAAATTCATAATTCTGACCACGGTGCCCGACTCATGGGAGCCGAGCACGCGGTGCATCTTCGTGGTGCAGGTGATGGCGTTCTTGATCGCCTCCGTCTCCGCCCTTCCGATGCCCTCGAGTTCATCCCAGATCCCGACGTAGAACCTGCCGAGGATCGGGGCCGCTCGGTCGTCGGTGAGGATGGTGGACTGGATCGACGAGACGAGCTCCTGAAGCGGAGAACACAGCTTCGCGACCGCGGTGGACTTACCGCCCCGCTGCCGCCCGTAGAACACTGGCATCAGATCCCAGGCGCGCGTCATTCCGCACATGGTGCGCTTGACCAGCCAGATCCAGTGGCGCAGACCATGGAGGACCACGATGTCATCGCTGCCCACCACCGCGTTGACGAACTTGACGAGCTCGGTCATGCCAGCTGGGTCCGCAGGGAATCCCGTGATCGCGCCGACCAGGCTGTCGCGGCGAGCGCTCGCCATGTGCGAGCCGATCACCGACATCGTCTCGCTCACCATCGCCGAGGCGACGCGCGAGCGGTTGCGGTAGTGGTAGGCGAATGAATGGCTCAGCGATACGATGCTCGTCCTCGGCAGCGGACGGTAGTCGTCGGTGCCGCTCCATTGCCCGGCGGCGTTCATGGTCACGCCCTCACTGCGAAGGTACCCCTCGATCGCCTCGATCAGCGCCCGGTGCGGCGCTGCGTCGTCGTCGCCGGTGAAGTCTGTCGCTGGCTGCAGCGCAGCCGGATCGGCCAGGAACCGCGCCATCGACTCGTGATCCCAGCCATCAGCGTGGCGCAGGTCGTCGGCGTCGTATCCCTTCTTCAGCACATGCCCGAGGTGCCTGGCGAGCGTCTCGAGGTTGATCACCGACACGGAGGCCGCGCAGTTCACCAGCGCCTTGCACGCATCCTTGGCGGCCTGAAGGCCCGACTCGTCATGGTCGCGGAAGATGGTGACGTGACGTCCCGCCAGCTGCTTCCAGTCCGCGTGCTTGGCCGACGACGCACCCCCCATCCAGGACAATGAGACGTGGTTAATGAACAGTTCCGATGCTGCCTCAGCGGCCTTCTCGCCCTCGCACACCATCACCGGAGCGCCCGGATTCAGCGGCAGGTATTGCGATCGGTAGAGCGGGCGTGGCCGCGGGATGAGGCCCCATTCCCAGTCCCAGTAGAGCGCCCCGCTGATCGTCTTGCGCAGTACCCGATAGCGGTCGATCTTGTCGGGCGTCCCCTTGCTGGTGACGATCAAGTTCCCCTTCCTGTCGTACTTCAGGTACCGGACCTGATAAAACAGCAGCTGGCCATCGGCGTTGCGGTACTCGCGAACGACGTGGACCTTCCCGTGATCGCAGTTCGGATGCACGTCCGGCACCGGGAGCAGGACCGGATCGCTGTCGGATGCGTCGGCGGGCTTGTGCGACTTCTTGGTCATCATGGCGTCTTCGCGGAAGGGATGGGAGGGAAGGGACGCGTATGTTACGGGTCCCGATTCCCCTGCACAACGTGGACGAACGGACGCACTAGGGATAGACACTCATCCGCGCTACGGCATAGGATGTAGATGCCGCCGTGGTTGCGGATGACGCGCTCGAAAATCTTTTGTTGCGAACGTTGCTTACCGGTCGGTGACTTGCACTCGACGCAGAGCAGCCGGCCGTACGGAGCGATGATGCCGCAGATGTCGGCGAGGCCGGGGACGCCGAAGCGAACGACGCGGTTGCCGATGAGAGCGCCGCCGGTGTTCATTCTCGCGACGCGCACGCCGGGAAGGCGCGAGAGGGCGACGAGGCAGGCGGCGACGATGGCGGATTCGGTCATACCTTCACCGCCCGTTTCTCCCGCTCGCTCGCCATCAGCGTCTCGATCTCTTTCATCCCGCACGGCCACCGATGAAACATATTCTTGAACGAATACCCGACCCAGCCGGCCTTATAGCTCCACGTCACCGCGTACTCGATCAGCCTGGTGAGCTCGCGCGACTCCGGGCCGCTGAGGAACACCGTCCGCCGCCGCGTCCCCATCGCCTCCTCGAGCTCACCGGCCACCGCCTCCAGCGGCTTCGCCGCCTTCACCGGGAACACCGCCCCGCACTGATCGCACGCCTGGCATCCAGCCGGGACCACGGCGTAGCACGCCAGGCATTGCCGCACCGGCTGCGCCTTCGTCGCGACGGCGCGCACGCCCGCGAGCGTGAGCTCCTCGCAGTCGGTGATCAGGCCGTGGCGGTGGTAGCAGCCGGCGTGGTCCAGCAGGATGCAGTCGGTCTTGCCCTCGGCTGTCCTCAGCCCGCGCCCCACCATCTGCTTCCACAGCCCGCGCGACTTCGTCGGCCTGGCGAGGATGATGCACGACACGGCCGGGATGTCCGTCCCCTCGGTCAGCACGCCGACGTTGCAGACCACGGACAGCGACCCGTGCCCAAGCGAGTACAGGATCTCGCGGCGCTTGTCGGCCGGCGTCTCGCCGTCGAGGTGGGAGCACGCTACTCCAGCAGCGGTGAATGCCGCGGCGAGATGCTGGCTGTGCTCGACGTTCACCGCGAAGACGATGGCCTTCCTGCCAGCCGCGCGCTTCTGGTAGGTCGCGACCACGTCGCCAACCAGGCGTGGCTTGTCCACCGCGACGGCGAGCTCCGACTGATTGTAGTCGCCAGCCACCGTATGCACCGACTCCAGGTCAGGAGCCGGCGGGGCGAAGGTGCGGACGGGGACGAGGAAGCCGAGGTTGATCAGTTCGGGGGTGTTGCAGATTTCGACCAGGGCGTCGAAGCAATCGTGGAGCCCGTGGCCTGACGTGCGGTACGGGGTCGCGGTGAGGCCTACCTGAATCGCCTTCGGGTAGGCGGCAGAGATGCGGCGGTATGTCTCGGCCACGCAGTGGTGGCACTCATCCCAGACCACGACCGTTGCCGGCGGAATCTCGCGCCTGGCCAGCGTCTGTACCGACGCCACCTGCACCGGCGCATGCGGGCGCGGGAAGTGACCGGCCTTGATGATCCCGACATCGAGCCCGTCTAGCTTCGCCGCGCACTGCTCGATCAATTCGATGCGATGGGCCACGAACAGCACACGGTGCCCGTTCGCCACCGTCGGGCGGATGATCCCCTCCGTCGCGAGTACGGTCTTGCCCGACCCGGTCGGCGAGGCGACGAGGATCCGGCGCTTGCCGGCCGCGATCACGGCGCGGATGCGCTCGAGGCCGGCGGATTGATAGGGGCGGAGGGCGGTCATGGCGTGCAGTCAGGCGTGCTCAGTGATGCTCGATGTCATCACCAGGCCCGAGAGCCCAGAACACCAGCAGGGCCAGCAGCGTCGTCGCGCCTACCGCTGACAGCGCGAGCAACGCGACGAATGCCCAGACAGGAAGCTCGATCATGGTGCGCCCATGGCATTGATGAACCGGGTCGCCTCAGCTGCCGGGATGTTCCAACGAGCCCTGGTCCCCGGCGCTCGCCACGCCGACAACTCTCCGATCGAGATCCACCGGCACACCGCCATGCGCGAGTAGCGCACGCCGGTGCGGCGCTGAATCTCATCGATAAGCTGAGAAGATGTTAGATTTCGACCAGGCTTCATTCTTGCTCCAGGCATGGAAGGAGCGCCGCGCTGGGATCGAACCAGCGTATCCGGGTTGGAAACCCGGCGCATAGCCACTTTGCTAGCGGCGCATAGGCCAGGGGACGTATGTCCCCTGGTTAATCATGCATGAGTGAAGCCTAGAATGGCGGCTTGTCGCTGCCCGATGCTGCGGCGCCCTGAGCCCCGACTTCGATCATTTTGTTGAAGTAGACATTCACATTCGGCTGCCCGTTGTACTCGCCCTTGCGCTGGACCTGCACCTCGAGGTACTTGTCGATGAAGCCCAGGCGCACCTCGGGGAGATTCAGGTCCGAGAGCTTTCCCGTGAAGCCGAGGAGCGCGAGGTCCTTCTTCACGTAGGGGAGCGTGGCGTTCGTGATGAACGCCGACTTGCTGATCGCCTTGCCAGCCTGCGGTCCAGCGAGGACGCGCAGCAGCCAGCGGAGCACGGGCTTCTCGTCCTGCCCGGCGGTGCCGAGCTCGCACTTCTCGATCTTCGCCTGGTAGCGGCCATCGGGCGGGTTCTCGAATCCGGTGGACTCCGGAGGAGCCACGGCCTGGTACTGGTCATCGAACATGGAGAGGTCGACCACGGGTCACGCTACCTTTCCGGCGGTTGCCGGGGCTTTGGGTGAGAATGCAGAGGAGAGAGCGGCGTAGGTGCAGTCGATCGTCTCAGGCAGCTTGCCCGAGCGGTCGCCCGCATCGTAGGACACTTTCGGCTTGGTGCGGATGACGCGCCTGCCGCTGGCTTCCTGGTCGCAGTACAGGACGAGGTCGCACATACCGAGGATCAGCGAGTACAGGTCCTCGGACTTGTTGTCGCCGGGGATGTGCGGGCGCGTCTTGATGATCTCGCCAGCCGGGCTGCTGATGGTCTTGGTCGTGCTGTGCGCGACGAGGACCACGCCGATGCCCGTGCCCGAGAGCGCGGTCAAGAACCGCTTCACCTCGTTGACGACCATCGTGCCGCCTTTGCCGAATCCGAGCTTGCCGTCGCCGCGGTACTCCTCCCCCGCACGTTCGCAGACATGGCGGTCAGCCAAGGCGCAGGCGTTGCCGATGGTGTCGATGATGATGGTCTTAAAGCGACCGTCCGCGACGACCTCGCGAGCGGCGTCGACCAGACCCGGAGATTTATCCGCATCGGTGGCCGCCCAGCGGTCGATGACGTAGCCGCCGCGCGGGCGTTCCCAGCGCATGGCGTCCGAGCTTGAGAGGCCAGCTTCGGTGGCGAGGAAGATGCTGTCGGGAAACCCCGACGCGAGGGTGGTCTTGCCCACCTTCGGGACGCCATAGATCAGCGTCAGCTGCTTGTTCAGTTCAGTGACCGGCTTCGGTCGATCCTTCGGGATGGGCATTCGATGTCGGCGGGGGTGTCCCACCGTCCTGTGTTGGCCCCGGTTGAATGGGATGGGGCAGTGATCCCTGGGAGGTGGCGGATGGGGCGACGTCGGATCCGGCGCGCTGCACCAGCGGCGGCTTCCTGACGGCCTTCCCCATGCCGCGATAGAGGTACGGGCGACCGTTGCCGACGCGCGCGACCGCGCGGATCTGCATCAGAGTCGCCGGCATCGGAACGCCTGGGTAGCAGGCGGCGAGCTCGAGGTCGTGGACGGTGAGCGTGCCCGCGCGCTGCAGGTCGAGGATCTTGTCGAGTCGGCGCTCAGCGGCGCGGCGTGAGGAGGCGTTGACCGCCCACATTTGCGCCTGCGCCAGCCCGTTGCCGGTGATGACGCACAGGAACCAGTAGCCGTTGCGCGTGCTCGGCGTGCGGGAGCGCGGGGTGATGATGGCGTGGCGGCGGATCACTCTCCACCCCTCTCAGCAGCCACCGCCTCCGCGACCTCCTGATGCGGCGCCTCGACGCGGTACTGCGTCTCGACGACGATCGGATTGTCCCGCGAGCGGCACAGCGGGAGGTACTCGCACGACCTCCCGTAGTGATGACAGTACGCCGTATTCCGGTACCACGCATCGCGTCGGCGCGCTTCCAGGTACGACTGCGACAGATCCCAGAGCTCGTTGCGCGCCTGCTCGATGTCGCCGCGGTCGAGGAGGATCACCTCGCGGTGGAACTTCTGCGGGTTGTTGGCGTAGTGCTCGGTCAGGCGAGCGGCCCACTCGTCGTCGGTGTCGACGGCCTTGCGCTTGATGCGATTGGGCTGCTTGGCCTCAGCCTGGCGCTCGGCGAACTCCGCATCCGTCTCTCCCATGCTGCGGCGGATTGATGGCTTCTCGGCGATGTTCCACACCACGCCAGCGATCGGCCCCACGAGCGGCTCGAGGTAGGCGATGTAGAGCGTGGTCTGCCAGTCGAGCCAGAGGCGGTCGAGGTAGTCCGCGTCCACGCGCGATGAGGTCTTGTTCTCGTTGAGCCACAGCGTGCCGTCAGCCTTCAGGCGCCACAGGCCGTCAGCCACACCGGCAAACACGAACGACCGGCTCGGCGAGCCGGTCTCCGGGTTGACGATGTCGCCCTGGAACGGGATCTGCATCCGCATGACCTCGTATCCCTGGTCATCCATCGCCCACCGCTGGCGGTAGGCAACCCACATCGGCAGGAGCGTCGCGCGGAATTGGCTGGCGGCGATGATCGGATCCGGCGACTCGCCCAGGTAGTGCGCGTTGAGGACGCGGTCCCAGTCCTTGCCGAAGAACAGCGGCGTGCGGTCGTCGTTCGCGGGGACGAGGCCACGCACGTAGCGGTTGTGGTACTTCTTCCGGCAGTTCTTGAAGCTCGCCCAGCTGGACTGGGTGGTCAGGGTGCGGCCGTCAGCGACGACGGCAGCCAAGGAGAGGGCGACGATGGCGAGGATGAGGATCACTTCTTGATCTCCATCCGCGTCAACGCTTCTTCCGCCCTGCCCAGCGCCGTCAGCGCAAGCCGGCGTGCCTCCAGCGCCTGCTCTGGCGACGAGAGGCGATCGTACTCCAGCACATGCGCGGCATGTGTGAGCGTCTCGGACATCGCGCGACGGAAGGCGTCATGCGCGGCGTGGACCGCCGGGCGGTTCCACCTGACCTCGTTGCTCCCCATCACACTGCCTCCCCGCGAACACCCGACGAGGCGGGGAGCTCGAAGTAGAAGTCGACCAACACATCGATCAGCGCGTCGGGGTCGGTCGTCTCGCGCAGCGTCACCGCGGCGGGGTGCTCGGCGTTGCCCGTCCGCTGTGCCCACTCGAGCAGCGCGCGAGCCTGGCTGCGGATGGACGCGTTGGCGATGGCCTCGCGACGAGCCTCATCGATCGCCTCGGTTGAATCGATCGGAACGCTCCGCTCGTAGCGGTCGCGTGCGCGGAGGGCGATCTCGAGGGCGTTCACTTCCCGCCCCCAGCCGCGACCGTGGCGTCGAGAATCTTCACCATCTCCGCCGGCTCGACGCTGAAGGCTTTAGCGAGCTTCCGAACCGTCCCCACCCGGACGCCTGGGTGCTGGCCGTATTCGATGCGGCGGTAGTGGACTACATTTAGACCCGCCCGAGTTGCCGCCTCTTTTTGATCGAGCGGGATGCGAAGGCGCATCTTCCGCAGGGTCAGTGACTTGAGCTTGACCACCGAACCCGATGCGCTGCGCATAGCAGATAAATAACAACCCTATACAACAGGTCAAGAAAAACCCGAGCAAGGAAATAACACGGAACACTAACATAACAGAGGGGTAACACTTCATGGCATGCCAGTCGAGACACATCGAGGTCGAAGAATCAGCCTCGCACTCAGGCGCAAGGGCATGAAGCAGTCGCAGTTGGCGGAAGCGGTCGGCGTCCCTCCGCAGACGATCACGAAGACGATGCGCGAGGAACACCACAAGTTCATCACCGACATCGCGCGCGTACTCGAGGTCCCCGAGGAGTGGCTCCGCGTCGGAGAGAATCCACCCGCGTGGGCGATCGAAGCGGAGCGCCTCCACACAGCGAGTGTCGCGTATCTCGCGGAAAACCCCAGTGTTTCGCTCGTCGGCGCTGTCACCGCTGGCGATGGCCTCGTGAGTTTCGAGGACGACCCGCGTCCCATGCGCTGGAAACCCAGCTGGGCGATCATGCTGGTCGAAGGCGTCAGCGCGTACCCAGTCGTGTATCCCGGCCAGTATGTCACCGTCGACACTGATCGGCCCGTCCATCACAACAACATCGTGGTGATCCAGGTCGATAACTCAGAAGCGCACGAGAAGGATCCGACGCAGCCACGCGTGCGCGCCTACCTCAAGCGCTACTGTAAGGATCCCGACGCGCCGCATGGGTACCTGCTCGCGTCGATTAACAGCGGTCGCGACACGCCGTACATCCGACATGAGCGCATCCTCGTCATGCTGCCGGTGGTCGGCGTGTGGTTCGAGGATGCGGACAAGATTCCCTCGGACGATGAAACCGTGGAGGTTCTGTGACTGCCGATCCACTCACCATCTGCGCCGTCGCCTACGCCATCATCGGTGCGCCCGTCCACCTCTGGACGATGAACCGTGCATTCGTTCAGGATCACCCCAAGAATCCCGACCTGTGGCTCGCGACCGAGGGCGTCGTCGGTCTGCTCATGTTCCCCTTTTGGCCACTCGTGTTCCTGTACATCAAGAGGCGGTGAGCCGTGTCCTACATCGAACCCCTGAAATCCAAGAATCCCAACATCGGAACCAAGTTCCGCGCCGTCCGCGAGCGTGGCGGCCCCAAGGGCCCGAGCCTGCCCACCGAGGCCGAGGCTCGCCGGTGGGCTGTCGCCAAGGGATGGATGCCGCCTCCCGTGACGAAGCTCACGGACCTTGTGCAGGAGTATATAAACGCCCGCCTCGCCGATGAGCACCCCATCACCGTCGAGTTCTCGCGCGGGCTGCTCGCGACGCTGACCTCCCTGTTCCATCGCCGAGGCTGGACCACTGTTGCCGACCTGAACCTGACGGCGGTCGACCATTGGCGCACGCAGACCAAGGGTAAGGGCGTCACGCGCCCGCTGGCCTACCTGCTCGCGGTCCTGCGCTGGGGCGTGTACCACCGCGACATCGTCGTCGACCCCAAGGTCCTCGAGATCAAGCGTAAGCGCCAGCGGTCACAGATCGCCGCCCGCGTCCTGCTCACGGACGCTCAGGTCAGAGCCGCGGTCAAGCGCGCCTCGCTCTATGGCCCCCACGCGCACGCCCTGATCCACTACCTCGCCACCTACGGCGCGCGACCGATCACGGCCTGCCGGCTGCGGGTCGGGGACTTCCACCCCCGCACCGGCGAGCTCGTCGTGGACGCCAAGCACTCTGGCACCTGGCGCCACCCGCTGCGCAAGGACACCATCAGGCTGTTCGCCATGTGCGCCGCGGATCGCGGACCCAAGGAGCCCCTGTTCCTGGCCCCGGTCGAGAAGCTGAAGGCCGATGAGGGCGGTCGCCCGATGCTCCCCGCGCCTGACGGCGGCTGGGCGGTGACGCAGCAGGGTGAGGCCGAGTCGCTCGCGCGGTGGTACCACCGCTGCATCGGCAAGGCCGTGCTCCCCGAGGCGCTCTGGCGGATCTACCACCTGAAGCGCTACGCGATCACGTCGATGTTGGATAGCGGGATGAACCCGAAGCAGATCGCCGAGTTCACCGGCCACCTGGACGTGGGCCAGATCCTGACCTACGCGCGGACCTCGGCCGCGAAGGCGGAGGCGTCGGTGGCGATGTTGCCGAAGGCGACGGCGCGCGGGGGATAGGCCCGTCAGGGCCGTGTGTGCGGGGTCTCCCTAACCCCTTGCAGCGCCGATTTCCCCTGTGGATTTGGAATCCACTGCTCTACCAGCTGAGCTACCCCCGTATAAAGGGTTTACGACTTTCGGTTCTGGGTGCGTGTGGGTGCAGTGGTGGGTGCGGCGGTTTTCATGGGCTGGGCAGTGTCTGGCGGGGTGGCGGGCGTCAAGGCGGGCGGGTGTTCAAATACATGAACAACGACCCCCTCTGACTGCTGCGCCGTTCCGATGAACCGCCCCGAGGGCATCTCGTGCCCCGTGAGCGCGACCTCCCAGCGATGTTCGGTCAGCCGGTCGCTGTCGTCGCCCCTGCGAACACAGGCCCACAGGACAACGTCCTCGCCTTGGGCTCCAACGCTCATCGCGAACGCATCGCCGCGGATTAGAACGCGGTTCAGTCCTGGCTTCAGGACGTATTTCCAGATGACGCGGCTCACAACTCCCTCCCCACCCCCCTGCTCACCTCATTCACCAACCCCAACCACACCTGCCGCACCTGCTCGCGCCTGGCTTCCATGGCCGGCGGAGCCTCACCTTCCCCCGCGCGGATCCCCGCCAACAGCTGGCGCAGATCAAACAGCGAGAGCGTGCGGATGAGCACGGCGGGAGTTCCCGTGTGGACCTCCCAGCCGAGCGCGCCCTCACCAGGCCAGCGGGATTCGTAGGTCACGCTCGCGATCCACGGCAGGCGCCGCGTCGGTTCGCGATGCACCTCGATCGCCAGTGAGCGGTCATTGAAGGACGCCCGAGTGGCGCAGACGGGCGGGGTGGTCACGGTTCGCATGATTCCTCCTGATCGCGCGGGCGCCAGTCATCGGACCAGGCCCACGCGATAGCGAGATGGATGGCACCCCCCGTCGAGATGACGGAGAGGATGAACAGGGCGATGAGGCCGGCGGTGTGGAGGGCGTGCGGGGTCACGCCTGCCTCCGCTCACGACGGTAATCCCTCGCCTGCGCCCGATACGCCCGCGCCTCATACGCGAAGCGCTCGGCCTGGCGATCCGCTTCAGCACAGATCACGACCCGGAGCCGCTCGGCGTACACGCCCGCTGGCTTCCCCTGGGCGATCAGCGCCAACGCCTTCAGCGTCAGCTGTCGTTTGATTCGGGTCTGGAACAGAGCGCGCTTCCCCCTGCGGTTCGATGGGTGCCCAGCACAGAGCTCGCGGTACCATTCGGGGTTCTGCTGGACGGCGACCCTGATCCTTCCCCCGCGCGCCGCTGTCTGCGGATCGCGTGAGGGGACGAGGGCGACTTCGAGACGCGACTCGAGTAGCTCCTCGCGCATGGTGCGTGCGAGGGCGCGGAGGCGGAGGGGGAGGTTGGGGCGGCTGGCGTGGGCGGCGAGGGCGCGGCTGGCGTGATGGCTCACAGGAGCCCCGCTCGCTTCGCTCGACTGAGCTTCCGCGATGCCTCGCGGTTCACTCCCGCGACGACGAGCCTGGCCAACCGCTCCTCGCCGATGACTACGGCGACAAGTGTGCCACGGTCATTGTAAATCGCCCAGTGAGGCATGCCGCTGTAACCGCGCGACGGCGGGGCCTGGGTGTAGAACCAGGATCCACGGGATCCGACTCCGGGGGCATCGTCTGTCACTGGCCACCATCCCGCTTCTCCCCATTCGGGGCCGCGATGGCGCGGCGAACCCCGTCGACCAGCCGACGCGCACACGCGATGCGATAGGCCGCGAGGGCGCGCTGATCCACGCCTTCCATCCGCCGCTGTTCGTCGCAGTGGAGGAAGGCGTCGATCGCGTCGGCGACCTCGTAGAGCGGTGAGGAAGCCGGAGGAATCGGTGCGCCGCTCACGCCCGCCCCCTACGGTTCGCATGGAACCAGTCAGCCGCATCCCCGAGGCGGACCCCGCGAGCGAGGAGCACCAGGAGCCAGAAGCGGCGGGTGGATAGGGTGTCGCGGTGGGAGGCGATGACGGGTGAGCCGAGGCGGGGCGTGGCGTCGGCGATCATGACTCACCCCGCGCCAGCTTGAGCACCTGGTCGGCACGCTTCAGGAGCCGATGCCCAGTCTTGGCGCTGGCAGGCATGCCGTCTCCCGCGAGTTCATCCGAGACGTATTGAGCGAGGGCTAGCGCGTCCTCCAGGAGGTTGCGCACGTGCTCCACTGCCCCCGCATCACTGCGGAAGCGGTTGCATGTATCGCAGCGCTGGATTTCATTGTTATTGAAGAATGCCCATCCGGGGCAATTCGGATCGTCACACTTACTCATAATCGCATCTCCTCGCACCACTGCGCGTGATGCCTGCGGTTCGCCTGAATGGCGGACGACGTAGGCCAGGGTTCTAGATTCCCCTGGCTTACAGCTTCCGTCAGTCAGGGAACTAGACCAGAGCCAGCGCCGCCTCCCACGCGCGGCCTTTCGCGTCATCCATCGCCCCGCCGAACTGCGAGGAGACGAACCGCTTCGCCTTGTCGCTGATGGATTCGTGATCGATCCACTCCGTGACAGCATTGAAGTCCGCGAACAGCGTCCCCGCCGTTCCCTCCACGTTGCACGTCTCGCTACGGCGGATCGCGCGGATCTCGCTCAAGCGGTTGAGCCGGATCGTCTCCGCGCGCTGCGTCTCGTCCGCGTCGGCCTTCACGGGCCAGGCGGCCGCGACGATGGCCGGCAGGCTGTCCGCCGTGCTCCGCACGCTCGCCAGGCCGCGCATGGCTTCCTGGGTGCGAGCGTTGTCCGCCATCGCCGACTGGTAGACGCGCGCGATGGCGTCCATCCCGGCGCGCATCCCGCTCGTGTGCCTGAGAGCGTATCCCGCGCTCAGCGTGTTGGCCTTCCCCATGCGTCCCTTCTCATTCGACGTCGCGGCGCGGAGCGTGTTCTGACAGACCACGCGGACGGTGGTGGGCATAATGTTGAGCATGCGGTTCCCCGCGTGGCCCTGCGCGATGAGGAAATACGACTGGATCACATCCTTCCCCGCGACGATGAAGTCCATGTCGGGGATGCGAGCCATGCACCACACCGTCTCGCCAGCGCCGAGAGCCCCAGCCGTCTCCACGGTCATCTCGTGGTCCTTGCCGACCGTCCTCAGGTAGTCGAGCATCTCGGCATTTTGCAGCGTCTGGAAGCCCTCGCCGACCACGCCGAGGATGGCGCCGGTATCGCTGCGGCGGATGGCGCGGTGCGTCTCCACCGTCTCCATGGTCTCCGTCCACAGTCCGACCTTCTCGGCCGTCCAGTTGAGCCCCGCGACTTCCAGGATGCGCGGGTCGGACAGCGGCGCGTCGACCACGGTGCCGAGGCCATGCCATCCAGCCTGGCGGAGTGAGTAGAAGCTAGCCGATCCATCGGCGTTGCGGGCGAGGTTGTGAGCCATGGTATCCATTCCCTGCCCCTCTCGGGGCTCTGTGCAGCGGTGCGGCCGCCGCGTCCGTGATCACGTAAGGGGCGATCATCGCACCCCCGGCCCGTAGGTCGGGGGTGCGGAAGCGCCTGGCTTACTCTCCGCGAATAGCCTCCGCCTGGATGCTGCGCCCCGCCCCGCGGATCTCATTCAGCACGGCTTCCGTTCGGTGCGTGTGCGGCACCAGCCAGTAACCGCGCATCGGCTCGCCCTTCCAGCTGGTGACCTTCCAGCGCGCGCCGATCGCCTTCAGCTTGTCCGCCGTGCCGAATCCCTGCGGGCCGTTGAAGGACACACGCCAGGCTCGGCAGGGGCCGTGCTCGGCGGTATCCACAGCGGCGGAGACGGCTTCGCTGGCTTCCTGAGTCGCGCCGGCTTCATCCACAATCGGAGCCTGTGGCTGGTGGCGCAGCGCCAGGGCATCGCCAGCGGCACGGAGCTTGGCCACCGTGCGCTCGAGAGCGGCGACATCGGCCCGCGCCTCGTCACGCTCGCGGGTGAGCGCAAGAGTCAGCTTGTCCTGATTGAGCGTGGGGCGGCTGGCGAGTTCCTCCGTCAGCACCCGGATGCGCTCCACCATCCGATCCCGCCCAGCGACCAATCCATCCCGCTCGCCGCTCAGGGCCTTCAACTCGCGCTCGAGTACCAGAATCCGGCCGGCCTTGGCCACGGCATCAGCGGAGACGTTTTTGTAGGCCTCGCGTGACCGAGCCGCGTTGGACTCGGCGCTGGCGAGGTCTTTCCGGAGTCCCTCGATCAGGATCGCCGCGTCATTCATCGCGCGGCTGGTGACGTTCGGCTCATTGGCTTGAGCGCCATCCGCTGCGCCAACCTCCTGCAGCCTGATCCCCTGTTTCGCCGCCATGGCGATCAGGGTCATTGCCGTGAGCTTCTGATTCGTAGCCATCTGAGTATCCGTCCTCCGGGGTATCCCCGGCTCGCCAGGCTGCGGGCCTGGCATCCGTCGCGCGTGGTTCGCGCTGCGACAGACATAACAGATACATAACACATCGGCACCATCCGATCACACCTGCCGCACACCGGTGTATCACACCAGTACCATACTACCAATATAGACCTATCGGATCGGCCTTGTCTTAACCCATTAGCATGCGGACCACCCTGGGTCGTCCTGGACCATGGTTTCGTTATAACTCCAGTCACGACCGTCATCCCCTACTCTGGTCCTATATGGTCCTATACTTATTATTATATTATATATATAATATATACATATATGTATCGGTATGGTACCGGTATGGGGGGTGTATATTTGTATATGTACGCTGAGCGAAAAGTCCCGGGTTGTCGCGGACCACCTCTCAAATACATAACAATACAGTCCTTATAGCTTTTTCAGTGAACGGACCCCCCCGGCCCGGTCCAGGACCACCTGGACCAAAAGGGCGAAAAAAGGAGAGTATTGAACTATATGGAACGATTGGGAATGGGTTGGAATGGAGAGTGATTTGTTAACGGATGATTTATGGTGGGGTGAGAGGGGCCCAGGTTCAGGTACGACCATTGCAAAATGCAGTGCTCGCGTCCTGCTCACCTCGCGACCCCTCCGCCGGCCCTGACTGCCCTCCATAATTGACAGTAGTCCCCCCAACTGTATACAATAAGCGGAGTTATGACTCCTTGAATTGATACATACCATAGATTATCGGACATTAGGTGTTGTAAGTCCTGTGTTTGCAATGGCTGAGAATCGTCAGGCGCGCGGCAGGCAGAATTGATGCCGGGGGGCGATGACCCAACGGGCGCGTATGGCATCCTGGGTCACTCCCCGTCAGAAATTTTTTTCCACCCCTGACCGTTGCCGCTGCTGGTTGTCCAGGCGACTCGCATCGCCTATTCTATTCGCGTGCCGGACGCTCACCCAGCCGCGGTCTCACCTGCGGTGTCATCGACCGTCTCCTCCGCCTCCGCCCAGATCGCCCCCCTCATCGGCCCCATCCGCGGCAACGAGCGTGCGCTCGAGCATCTGAACGAGCGGTCAGAGGATGCGCATACGCTGCATCGCGCGATTGCGTCGCTGAGGTTGTTCGGGCGTGGCGGTGGGCGAGGCGGGACACAGCGATCGGACGACGACCATCCCGTGATAGGAGCGGTGCTCGAGTGGCGCGACCGATATCTCGCATCGGTGGCGGTGATCGACAAGGCACGTCGCGCGATAGAAGCGGTCGCGGTAGCGTGCGACGCGATCGAGGATGACCGCGCCGCGGCGAATGCAGCGCGTGATCTCGCGCGGGCGACGTCGGACATCGCGAAGTATGAATTGGTCGCGGGGAAGATGATCGAGAACGTGCGCGATGCGGTGCAGGAGGCGATGAGTTTCGTTTCTCGCGTTGGTGATGGTGATGGGCGGTTGATTCTCGAAGACATCCGGCGCGTGCGCACTGAGCTCGAGCTCGAGCGGAAGAAGCTCGAAGCGGGTGTGATCGGGAAGGTGACGGACGCGCTGCGCGTGAGCGCTGGCGCGCTGATGGCGGAGAGGCGGAGGCGCGCGGTGGGGATGCCGGCCGGCGCGGTGGAGGGGCCGGCGGCGGATGAGGAGCCAGCCGCGCCCGCGGAGCGCCCGTGAAAAAGAAGCCATCGGCCCCGCTCGACCTGTCCGCATTGACTCCCGACGAGCTCGACTCACGCCTGCGCGAGCAAGCCGCTGACGACCCCCTGAGCCCGTACTTCGATTTCGGCATGGGCCATTACCGCCCGTCACCGACGCAGCGGCGGTTTCACGAGTCGAATACGTACTTTAAGCTGGTACTCGGCGGCGGTCGTATGGGAAAGACGACGTCCTGCCTGGCTGACCTCGTGATGGCGATGCGCGGGATCCATCCGTGGAAGCCGTGGGAAGGGCCGTTCACAGCGCTCGCGTTCGCGATCTCGAGGCAGCAGGCCGCGATGGTGATGGGGAAGAAGTTGTTCGAGTCGTGCGAGCTTCCGTCGCTGATCACGGCGCCGGACGAGATGGGCGTGCAACAGCCGGTATATCCGCTGATCGGCACGAAGCCGCTGATCCCCGAGTGGGAAATCGCTGATCTCGGCACGATGAAGGTGGGATTCCGCGCGACGTATTGGGTGAAACTCATCAATGGATCGGAGTTGTGGTTCTCGTGGTCGGCGGCAGAGGACATCTGGAAGAAGATCCAGGGTCCTAAGATCAAGTACGGCCTGATCGACGAGAACGCCGGCACGAAGAAGATGATGATCGAGCTCCGCAAGCGCCTGCAGGACTCGCAGCGGCCGGGATCGTGGGGCGGTTGCCTGGTCTGGGGCGGTCACGGCACCGAGGACAACGACGCGTTCACGGAATACCGCGAGAAATGCGAGAAGCGCGAGCCCGACCACGAGGCGTTCCACCTCCAGGCCGGTGAAACCGGCGCGGTGGACGCTGCCGCGACGGCCAGGTTCGCTGCCGCGCTGACGCCCGAGGAGCGTCGCGTGCAT